GACAGTATTTCAATGAACTTTTATATAGTGAAACCGGATAGCCGGCTTCAAATGTTTAACTTTTAGCGCGGTAAATTTTTACCGAAGTATTGTAAGTAGAATAACTTCATTTTTCTTTGTCCCGTACACTCCTGCTTTGAAAAAGAAATCATCTTTCATTGTTGAACAAACCACCGTGTGCGGGAAAATCAATTTTTTTACTTGATTTGTAGTTTTAATCAACGGATTATCAGCTTCATTTACTTTATATAATCCATTAAACCTCTGTATTGCATTTGTATTTTGAGCATAGCTAAGCACATACTCTAAACACTTTTTTGTCCTATGGGAAAGATTTGATGGCGAGTATGTTTTATGCCAAGAGAATATGTCAATAAAATTATTCACTCCGAAAATTTCATCGCAAAGCAGTTTCAGATTGGCGAGTTCATTGTCATCAATCGAAATAAATATCGTTCCGTCCTCCGCCAACAACTTATGCAGCAGTTTCAGCCGGGATACATCATGCAGAGCCACTTGTCGTGGCGGCTCAAATCCTCGCCCTGCTTGCCCACGACCTCGCCCAGCCACTTCTTGATTTTCGGGTCGTTCACGTTGTCGTTGTAAACCCACTTTTCGTTGCCCGTGTTGTACGGTGGATCGATATAGATGCACTTCACGCGACCTTCTCTGGCAGCAGCGATTTCAGCGCCTCCAAGTTGTCGCCGTGTATGATTTTGTTGTCGCTCTCCGTCGGTGTCCGGTCGCCGTCATCCTCCGCCCGAAACCCGTACTTGTGTTCCAGCACCCGATACGGTACATCGTGATGATGATTGACTACTTTATCTTTTCCTATCCAAGTCAGTGTAGGCATAGCTATTCTTCAACTATTTTGGGTTCTATAATTTCTTCGTTAGGCTTTAATTCGTCAGGTGTGTCTACGTAGATAATTCTTTCGTTATCTTCAAATCTGGGTTTGACCGGTATAGTCAGCTTTCCATCTTTTTGGTAATCTCTGGATAACAGCTTCCATTGGACAATGATTTCTTCGACGTTATCTTCTGGCTTTACTCCAATGGTAAAGTTATCAAAATCATTTTTCAATAATCGCGTTTGTTGTGGTCTAAATTCTAAAACATTACACCATTGAGTTTCAAATAGTTCCCTTTCTCGGTCTATTTTGTCGTTGATAGAAGCAACAACTGCTTGATTCATCAGATAATTGTTACAATAATTAACCTTGCAACTTAATTTTTGGCAGTTGTCTATTTGTATATAAATTTTATAATCGTCAATGGTTGTAGATCCGATATTAGAAACTTCAAAATATATATCACACCATCGGTAATCAACATTAGACGTTTGATTAAAAATCGATACTGGCGGAATAATTGATGCCCATATATCTTCTGTATAATTTCGTTCACGCAATTTGTATTTTTGGGTTATGCGGAAGTATTCAGGATGTAATGCATCATCGTCATCATCTAATGATATGGATATATTTACATCCGAATTATCTGCATATTGGCAGTTGTTTATATACCAATTATATGTCAAGCGATGCTCTTTGAGCAAATCAACAATATCCTCCCAAGAAAAGATGTCTATTGCAAACCCACCATTGGTAATATTTTCGACATTTTTTTCTCTAATATATTCTTCGATTGCTGCATCTTTAACAGCGGTAGTGGCAAAATAAAACGCTTTTAAGGCAGGTTTGAAATTTTTGGCTTTTGTAATTTCGGCGTCTATCTCTTTTTTCGTAAGTTGGGCGTGAGTGTAATTATCTTTACCTTTACATTGAATACCGTAATATTCAGTGCTACCATTCGGTGTCCCATAAATATCCACTCCGCACTGTTTCTGCCCGCTTCGCCCATTGCGCTTAATGATATCAGGACAATTCCAGATTTCACCCCACAATTTTTTGCAGAGTAGTTCAAAGTCTTGCCAATTCTCCGGTGGTCGTATTTGTGTGGGAGCTATCATGCTTGTTCTTTACTTTCAATTAGATCTTTCGGGTCGACTTGGAGAATCCTTGCGATTTCGAACAGCTGTTCGAGGCTGGGTTGGCGGCGGTTGCAGGCATAGGCGTTGACTATGCTGAAACTCTTGCCGAGTTTTTCGGCCAGCCAAGTCTGTTTGATGCCTTTCTCTTCAAGGACTTCTTTTATTCGATTCATGTGTGCAGACATCTTATTCGGTCGATATTTGCCATAAAGATATGAAAAAATCCGCTATATTAAAATGAAGCGTTCGAATATTGCGGAATTCGGCAGCGAAACCGAAGTTGCCATTCCTGATTCAGCCATTTCCTTTGATAGCGACCAGCCGATGCCGCCGGAAAGAATATCCGCAAGGTTGGCGTAGCAACTTGCATGACCTTGCGGATTTCTTTCGGCGGCAATACCTTTGCGGACAAAGGAAATGGCTTATTTGTTTTTCAGTCGGGAGGCATTTTCGTTCAGGCGTTCGGCTTCCCGTTCTTTGAGCCTTGCTTGTTCTTCCAACTGCACTTTTCGTTTGACGGTTCGTTCATATTCTTCGACATCTCTTTTCATCTCTCGGATTTTGGCGTTGTCGCGGTTCTGTTCGAATAGTTCTTCCAGTTCGGCAATGCGGTCGGATGTCGCTTTGCCTTTCATTTTGATATAGCGGTATTTCAGGTCATTGTCGATGCGGTCGTAGTTCGGTCTGGCAGCCCAATACAACATCGTACACAGCAGAACGATTGTCGACATCATGCCTATCATCGCCCAGAATACTCCTTTCGATTCGATAGCGAGCGATATTCTGTGGTACACGATTCTCGGCGGCAGTTCGGCTGGAATTTCGATTGCTTCGACAGCTGCTTGCAGATTGTCTATACCATCCTGTGTTTTTGCGTTGCTCTGTTCGATGCGTTCCAATCGTCTGGCAAGCTGGGCTATTATCGTCCGATGCCGCTCTTGTTCGGTGTGAACGATTTGTTCTATTCGTTGCGGCAAATTCGTATCGGTCGATTGATTATGCTTTGCCGATAGTTCGGTTTTGATTGTCTTTACCATCGTTTCCTTGAAGTCTTCATACATTTCGTAAGACATCATATTGCCTTCTTTCATTGTTGCTTGTTTTAGGGTTACAATTTCATTTTAGGGTTGTTCACTTTTCGGTCTCGCAGTTTGCGTTTCTGTTCTATCACTGCTATTGCCATCGCTTCAGCGACGGTGTTGAGTAGTGCCGTAATGCGGGCGATATGTTCTTCGGGACTTTCGCTGGGCTTGCGTTGCAGCTGGGCCGCAGACAATCCGACAGGCGAATCATTGGGCGGTAACGGCAATGTTCCGATATTATCACCGAAGTTTATCAAACCAGCATCCGCGTGGCCCTTATTGACGCTTCCGCCTGTATTGCCGAATAGATCGGTGTATGACGACCGATAATTGCCTATGGCCGCACGGAATTCCTTTGCAAGTATATTCCGATACTGGGCTTGTTGCTGTGTCTGCGTAAAGTGTCGGTTCAGCTTCGAGTAGCTGAATTGCCGGTCTATCTTCGAGCCTGAGAACTCGAATCCGTTTTTGCTGAACAGCACCCCTTGTTTTTGATTGGTCGAGCCGCAATACTTGTAGCGCATACTAACACCTCGCTCTTTCATCCGAAGCTCCAAGTCGTTCCAACTGCTGCAATTCGGTAAGCTCGTTTTAATTGCGTCGTATATTTCGTATTTAGTTTTGTCGGGTTCTCGCAGGCGTTCCCGGCGTACCGATTCTTTGCCAGGCGCAAGATGCAGCCCGTATTTCTCGGTCAATGCGCGACAGACTTTTGCATTGCGGATTTTAATGTTTCTGTCCGATATGGTTTGTCCGTTGTTTCCTACCCGATTATAGACCAGATGGCAGTGTGGATGCGGTTGGTCGAGATGACGTACCAGCAGGTATTGGGTATCGGTAATTCCCATGCGCTGCATATATTCCTTGGCAATATCCAGCATCAACGCATCTGTCATGCGCGGCGCATCTTTCGATGAAAACGAAAGGGAGATATGTCCGACGGCATTCTTGATACGTGGGTTCAGTAAGGTTTGGTCTTTGAAATCCTGTATCATATCCCGAACATTCGGTGGGGCTATTCCCTCGGCTGCCAATACTCGCGATTGCTTCTTTATCACATATCCAACCGTCCCGGCGAATGACGACCCAGCGATGATTTTACCTATCATCGCGAAGATTCCTTAACAAGCCCTCAATACTTGTCACAATAGCCGCATGACGGGACACTATACCCGTCAATCCTTTCGCATGGGCAAGGCGGGTTAGTTGGTTCAGGTTGCGGGCTACGCCTTTGAGCTGGGTCATGAAGTCGAGATGTTCGCGGCACAGACGTTCGCGTACATGACCGGCGGCAATCAATTGGCGGAGGACTTCGGCTGTTCCATGACCGGAGATGCGGACAAGCGCTTTCAGTTTGAAGTAATGTTCGGCATCGAGCCGTAATGACAGCAGGTATTTCTTGCGGCGGCCCTCGCTTATGGTAGGTCGTCCGCCTTTGTGAATCGGTATTTGTTTCATGGGTTGATTTCGTGTTAATAGACCAACGGAATGCTGCCACCGAGGTTCGGCGGCACGTTTTTGTACTACAAAAACACAAACTTGCCTTACTAATTGATAGAAAATCCGACCCGCCCCGAAGTGCCGGAGCAGGCCGGATGAAATGCTACTTCGGTCGTCGTTTGCCGACGACGTAATCGACGGCTTCGCGTTCTTTCTGTTCGGCCGTCCTGACAGGATTTTGCAGTAGCCACTGTTCCAACTCCTCGCGGTTGAAATAGATGTTCTTGCCGTGGGGTTTGAAATGGGGGATTCGCCCTTGGTGGGTAAGCTTGTACATGTAGGTCTTCGACAGCCCCGTAAATTCGCATGCTTCGGCGAAGTTCAAGACTGTCTTTTGCCCCCGAAGCAGTCGTTCGATGCGGTCGAGCCGTTGCTCGACGGTTGTGTTTTCGCTCATAATCATTCTGTTTTTAGCGTTTGATAAAAGGCGTTGCGCAACGCTCGTGATGTAATTACGAGTGCAAATAAAATTCAACGAAAAGCTATCCGCATTGGCTGCCCATGTTTCGACATTTTCGGACAACGTTTCCAATGTTCGGTGGGCGTATGGAGACGAAAAAAACAGGATTCCGGTGGGGCGGAATCCTGTTACAGATGAATGTGTCGAAACTATTCTGCTGCTTCCAATGCCTCGATGCAGTCGATAATCATCCGCTCCTTGCGGCGGTCAATGATCTCGGCCATCTGTTTGGCGGCCGAGAGGTCTTTCGCTGTCAGCGGTTTGCCCAATTTCGAGGTAAAACAGCCGTTGTTTCCGGCGACCCGCTGCCATTTCGGGGTAATCAGCCGGGATGCGCTCAACGATTCGAGCAGCAGCGCCAGCAGCTTGTTGTGCGTCGTCTGTAACGGTTCCGCGAGCTGGCAGGCCAGCAGTCGGGCAATCTCTTCTTCGGTCGTGTCGCGCTTGAAAATGCCGATTCGGTTGATGTGTTTGGTCAGCACTGCGATTTGCCAGTCGGTCAGGCGCGGGCAGAAATCGGCGGGTATCGGGTCAAAGCCGGTGCGGCTGCGCTGGGCGGCCCGGCGTTTTTCGGCTTGGGCCAGCAGCTCCGCTTCGCGCTCCTTGCGCTGCACTTCCTCCGTCTGTCGATGACGGGTGTAGTCGGCGATTTCGGTAACGGTAGTTCGGACTTCGGCGATTCGGTTCAGTAGTTCGTCCGCAGGCGTATCCGCCGGATAACGGGCGGAAAGATACTCGAACGTCTTGTCGATGCGGCGCTGCTCCTTGGCCGAGATTGAGCCGTAGGCCAGCCAACGGTCGTACTCCTGCTTTTTGTCGGCGATGTATTGGCGAGCTTCGGCGGCGGACAGGTTGCGATGTTCGATTTCGCACTCCATGTAGTGCAGCGAAAAACGGTTGTCCTTGAACATTTCGGCGGCGAATGCCAGCCAGCTCACCACGCTGACTATGCTGTACAATACCCATGCGACTGCCTGCCATGCACCGCCGAGCCATCGGCTTTTGGCATCCAATCGGGTGCGAACGGCCTGCAACCGTTCGCGGATTTTGCGGTTGGTGTGCCGGTGCGACAGGCGTATGTATTCGATGCGGGTCATGGCTGTTTCTTGGCCGCGGCTTGCAGGTCGGCTTCGAGTTCGGCGAGGCTCGCGCGGCGCTCCTTTTCGCGCAAACGCCCCTTGTAGGCATCGAGCTGTTGGGCCGCGATGCTTTCGGCAACCTTGCGGCTGATTTGCCCCGCATGTTCGAGCAGTTCGCGCCCGTTGATGACCAGAATGTCGTTCAGCTTCTTGATCCAGTCTGCCATATACATGGGCACCTGCCGCCGCGCCTGACTTTCGGCGAATGCGAGGTATTGTTCGACAAGCAGACCGAGGTCTTTCATTTCGTCTTCGGTCAGGTAGTTCTTGGCGGTTGCGGCATCGGCTTTGGTAATGCGCCGCGGGTCGCTCTTGTCGCAGGAGGTCATGCCCATCATCGGCAGCCGGGCATCGGCACGATGAGCGATCAGCTCGGCGGCCGTCTGGCTGCTGATGGCCCACAGCAGTTTGTTCTGCACGATTTTGAAAAACTCGACCGTCTTTTCAGCTTTCGGGTCGTAGTCGATGCTCGTCGTGTAGATGTCCTTGACCTTTTGGTAGAACACCCGTTCCGAAAGGCGGATTTCGCGGATGCGCTCCTGCAATTCGTCGAAATAGTTCATCGACTTGCCCGACTTCATCCGTTCGTCGTTCAGTGCGAAGCCCTTGATGAGGTATTCGCGCAGCACCTGCGTCGCCCAGATGCGGAACTGCGTGCCTTGGTGCGATTTCACGCGGTAGCCGACCGAAATAATCACGTCGAGGTTGTAGTAGTTCGTGTCGTAGCCTTTGCCGTCGGCGGCAGTTGTTCGGAAATTCCGAATAACTGAATCGGCGACCAGCTCACCCTCGGAAAAGATGTTTTTCAAGTGTTCGTTGATGGTGGATTTGGCCTTTCCGAACAGCGCCGCCATCTGGTCTTGGGTCAGCCAGACGGTCTCTTCGCCCATGCGGACGTCTATTTTGATGCTCCCGTCGGCCGAGCGATATATCAACATTTCGTTCTCCATAGCATAAAGATAGTTATAATTCCGGAATCCGGTTCACCGCTTCGCGCTTCTTCGCATCCATAATCTGCGCATAGACCTGCGTCGTTTTCAGTTCGCGGTGGCCGAGGAGCTTCGACACGGTGTAGATTTCCGTACCGAGTGAGAGTTGCAGCACGGCGAACGTATGGCGGCCGCAGTGGAACGTGATATGCTTCGTAATGCCCGCTTTCAGGCACCATTCGCGCAGGGCGAGGTTGTGCCATGCGGAGTATTTCAGCCCGGCGAAGACCCGCTCGTCGGCCTTGCCGCGCTGACCCATGTAGCGCACGGCTTGGCCTGTGATGTCGAGGTATTCCAGCCCTTTGGTCTTTTTCTGCCGGAATACGATGCGCGTGCCGCCGTCGAACTCCTGCACCTCGGCCCACGTCAGTTTGTTGATGTCGCTCCAACGCATGCCGGTCAGGCACGAGAAGAGGAATGCATCTTTTAGTACAGGATACGGACACTCCGTCTTGGCGAGGCGTTGCAACTCGTCGAAAGTCAGGTATTCGCGATGCACGTCCTCGACATGCGCGGGTTTGACCGACATGGCGGGCGAGTGGGGGATGATGCCGTCCTCGACCGCTTGGTTCAGCGCGGCTTTGAGTTTGAGGAAATAGCTGCTCTGGCTGTTTGTCGAAAGAGCGGTATTGCTTTTGGTCTTGGCCTGCTTCGCCAGATAGGTCTTGAACCCCTCGACGAACTTTTTATCGACCATCTCGAACGTCGTATTCGTTCCGGCGTAGGCGACGAGGTGTTTCAATGCGCTGTCCCAGTTGCCCCAGTTCCCCGGCGACTCCTTGCGTTGCTCTATCAATCCTTTGATGTATTCGACGAGGTTGGTGCGGATTTTATATTTCACCGCAAAGCCGTATTGCTCGTTCTGCTCGGCGAGCAGCCGTTTGGCTTTGACCTTCTCGGCCATTTCGAGATTGACCTTGTTGTGGTCGCGCTCCAACTTGTTTTTTGGGTCGGTGTAGAGGTAGTATTCGAGGGTCTCGAATTTGCGGCGATGCTTGATACGCCCTTCGTCGTCGCGGGTGTACCCGTAATAGTATTCCAGCACCAACGAGGTCTTGCCCGTCGAGCGCTGCGGTTTCTGCCGAATCTTGATCTCCATGCGGTCGAGGTTTTAGGTTTGGCACAAAAATAGAAAAATTTCTTTACACTTTTTTACTCCTCGATAGCTGTGTGTTGTAAATAAGCGGCAAATTTTACACCTCGAACGATAAAATGAAGTCGAAATAAAAATCCTTTATTTGCTTGTAAGTAATTGAATTTATGAATTTTGTTTCGATGATTCTTTGGCTTTGTTTTCTTGAGTTACTTTCCGATGCAAAATCTATTACTTCTTTCTAAAATAGGTTGTAACTCACTATGATATATTGGCTTATTTGTAACCAATAAACGCCACTTCGGAGGCCGGGTAACAGACGGGTAACAGAATCGAATGAAAAACCCTCTCAACGCCCGATCTATCGGTCTGTCGAGAGGGGTATTCAACGCAACTGATACGGGGCTATCAGTACCGCAAAGATATTGAATTATTTGGATTTCTATTGCTTGGTGTAGATTATCGCATTCTCGGCCTCGGTCAAGCCATAATCCCACATTTTGAAAGAGGAGGCGTCGATGACCTTGATGTTGCGCTGATCTTCGCTGTTTACTACTTCGCCGTCCGTTCCGTATTCAAAGAATGAGATCGTCGGGATTGCTCCCTCATATTTTACGTCGATTGAGTAATAGCAGGTCGATGAGCCGCTGATCTCTTCAAATCGGGTGTCGGTTATGACGGCGGTTCCGTATGCTGTAAAATCCGGGAAAAGGATTACCGTCGGCTTGATCTCTTCCGGCTCGGAATAGGGCTGAAAGACGATGGTTTCCGTATAGGAACCGGCGGATGATAACTTATCCTCATGGAACCCGATATATCTGCCGTTCAAAGTCTGCCAAATCTGTTTGACGGTTTCGTTCATCTCCGGCTTTGGGGTATCGTCTTTGGAGCAAGCTGCGATGCAAAGGGATAGGAATAGAATAGATAAGAGTTTTTTCATAAGTATGATGGTTTTATGCTTTCAGAAAATAAACGGGAATAATCGGGAGCAGGGCTTTGTCCTCCTCGCTCATGCGGTCGTAATAGCGAATCCATAGGTCGATGAACTCGTCGATGTCGATCAGACGCAGGCAACGATGCCCGTTGCGGGCCTCTTTCTTGGATTCGCTGGTGAATGTCCCCGATGTAACCAGCAGGCCGACCTCACCCTCTTTCACGAGAACCCCCAGCAGACTGCGGACGACATCGACGGAGATTGCAGAGGTCGGATAATGCTTGACCTGTACTTTCAACTGCGGGGCGGTCGTGCCGAGCGGGTCTCGGTAGGCGATAATATCGACGCCGCCATCCTTGCCTTTCGGGGCGATGAACGGCGTGTAGTAACCCATTGCCCGCAACAGGGCGGCGACCAAATCCTGAAACTCGTAGGGGTTCTTTTTGATGATATACTCCCGAATGCCTTTCGATGCCTGACCTTGCAACATATCCAAATCATCGGGCTGATCCGCATTCTCCTCGATGACCGATACCGCGTGCTCTTTCTGTATCTTGGAAAACTTGCCGTGAAAATCGGCGAAGAACTCTCCGGCTCCGGCGGCAAGAGCTTTCGCACCCTCTTCCGTCAGATGCCAAATCCCGCTCTTTTTGACGAGATACCCGACCTTGCCTACCTCTATCGAATAGAAGTTGAGATACGCTTTCCAGCGGATGACACCGCTCTTGGTTTCCTCTTTCTCATAATCGGTCAGCGGGAACGATGATGCGAGGGTTTCGTATATATCCGAAATCCTCATTTCGCCGCCGTTGGCCTCGATTGCTTTCATGGCGGCAAATACGATCTCCGCCTGCCTTGTTGGTTTCTTTTCGCTCATGCTATCCGTAAATCAAACATTCGCTGCTGTTTCCGGATATGCACACAGAAAAGCGTGGGCGTTCCTGTCGGTTTAGAGGTATCGCCAAACACCTACGGACTAACAAGGAAATGCCCACGCATAACGCAGGCATTTACCATTGTTTTTTAAGTCCGTTGTGAAATTGGCGATTTCCTAAACCTTAAAAACAATAGCAAACGCTATAATATCAAAACTTTTTCAAAGGTACAAAAAGTTTCTGAAATTTGGAGCTATTATTATAATCGGCTGTATTGTTCGCCTTTGCGCCCTCAAATAAACCTCCGAATCAAGGGAAAAATCTTTTTACGGAGCAGTACGAGAATGATGATAATTGTCACCCAAAAACCGCGTATTTGCGTCTGTTGCCACCATGTCAATTTGCGCTCTACCTCGACGATCTTTTCAACCTCGACCTCCCGATCCCGATAAACGATGCTGTCCCGATATTCTATCGGCCGCTGCGTCGGTATTTCCCGATCGTCCGTCTTGTTTTCGAGCGAGTGGGATAGCGACCCGTCGGGGTTGATCCTTGCGTCCGATACCGCTGCCGAGGTTTCGAGGTGGCTCGAATCTTGGCGGACGGTCTGCTCGGTTCGCTCGGCCGGCAGTTGCACCCGTACCGTGTCGGGAATCCATATTGTGCGATGCCTGATCTCGACATGCAGGCTGTCCCGCGTCCCGGTCGAGGTCGTCAGATGTTTGCACGGGCAGCAGGCCGACAGCAAACCGATGATAAGGCACAAAATCAGCGTTCTCATACGATTTCGATTTGGATTGGTTCGCCCCGGTCGGAGGCCGTTTTGAGCATGTCATAGACCCGTCGGAATGTCGCCGTCGAGTTCAGCACCTTGCCGACCTCCTTGTTTTCGCCGACCAATATGCACCCCGCGCTATCCTCGGCGGTATTGCCGATATGGATCAGGATGCCGTCGAACTCCGGCACATTGAGCAGCCGAGGCAGGTAGCCGTCGCAGAATTTGTACTGCGCCCGATCCTTATACTTCGGGGATTGGACTTTCAGCGTGATGTCGTATGTCCCGTAGGGGATAGCGGTTGCGGCATACACTTTCTTTTCGCCATTGTCGAACCGCCCGTTTTTGTTCAGGTCTCGCACGGCATCTTCGATGGTGTCGCAGACCTTTTGCCCGTCGATGTAGAGCCAGCCGATGGTATAGGTCGGCTTCAATGCGATGCGTTTCAAAAGTAGTTTCATAGCCACGCGAAAATTTGAATGATGAAACCTCCGGCCATTGTATAGGCCAAGTCAAGCCAATCCCATCCTTTGTAGCGGTATTGGTCGAAAGCCTCTTTTGCCACCCCTGCGATGGCGGCGAATAAGACGCATATTTCAGCCGTATAGGGAATGACAAGGGCGAAAAAGGCTGCGATTACCGCACCTGCAATGAGGTGCAGGAGTTTGTCGGATGGAATACTCCCCAGCCATTTCAAGATGGCGGTCAGAATATTTTTGATAGTTTCCATGATGTTGTGATGTTAGTTGGATAATAGGGTTGCTACCTGAATACCGCACTTGCGAATAGCCTTGCCGACAGCGGAGGCGTCCATCTGTTTTTGTCCGCAAAATGATATGCCGATTGCTCCGAGCGGCTTTTCTCCTGCATATAGGGCGAGAATGGCGACCTCGTTCACGTTATTCGACTTGAACTTGAAATACATTCGTTCGTCGATCTCCTTGATCGTTTCGATAGCTCCCCAATAAAATCCGTCGTCAAAGACTTTCCCGATAAAAGGGTATTTCGATAGCTGAAAATCAGTATATTCATCATCGACGTTATTGATGCCGTCAGCGACCTCTTCGATTCGCATATCGCCGTATAGGAACGGTAATCCTGATGATAGGTTTTTGCTCCCATTATGCAGCTCTATGAGCCATGTACGGTCGGCATCGAGCGCATATAAGAGTTTGCGCAGCATCAGACGAATATCCGCATCTACCTGAATGCGCTTGGCTACCGATTCATCATGTTGCTCTGCTTGGATTGATTCGACTTTATCCAGCACATAGTGCGGATTGGTGATAGTAAGGATGACAAACCCCGTGAGGAGTAAAAGCAAAAGCACTCGCAGAAAGCGGAAGAACCCGTATTTTTCCTCCATTTTGAGCAGCTTTTCGAGCCACCCGATTCCCTTTTCGATTTTCTGTTCCATAATAGGTTTAGATTTATGACAAAAGTAGTGAATAATACCTAATAGGTACTATATGGGCGAAAATAATTTTACTCTTTCGTTGAATATCTGGTGAAATTCTTTAATACCCATCCTCCTTTGATATTGACAAAATCCATCATTTCGCCGGGGGACAATGCCCCGACTTGCGTATAGGAGCTTTTCGTCCCTTTAACCACCGTGCAAGGGTATCTGCTGGAATTATACAGCGAGCAGTTATAGCCGTCATAGTCGTCATTCGTCTCCATCAAAACACCGAATTGCGCTCCGGAGGTCAAGTCCATGTAGCAATTTTCCGAAACCTCCAAAACGGTTGTAAAGACCAATGGCGGACAATATGTCGGCACGTATATCGTCTTGTATGACCCGCTCGTTTCAAAGTAATTGGAAACGCATCGTCCGTCCTTATATACTCGGAACTTGGCTCGGTTGCCCTCCATTGCAGAGGGCGTTTTCGCGGTAAAGTCGATTCCGGTATTGCGTTGATAGGTTTCGCCCGTTGTGGATAATGCGAAAATTTGCGCCCCTACGATATTCGTTACAGTTCCTACGACAGAGCCTTTATTGTCGAAACAATTATCCCCATTGCTCGGCGTCGCGCTTTGGGTGTAGATATGGGTATAGCTATTGCTTGTCCATCCGTAATACTCTACATTCCCTTGCTGTGCTCCTGCGAATATCAACGGGTAGTCATCCTCGGAGGTCGGATTATAACCGCAAAGAGCCGCTATTACGTTTTTCAATGCGTCTCTCACTCCCACGAATCCCGAAAGGGCAACACCTCCGTCTATTTCGGTCGTTGCATCTTTGAAAGCCTCTTTGAGATAATCCAAATCTGTCCGTTCGAGGTCGGCAACATCTTTCAGGCTTCCATCCGAGGCGATGAATTTGATATTGCCTCCGATTTCTCCCAGCAGCAGGTCGAAATATGTTTTGCCGTCGGACGATACGATCTTATCCGTCGTAATCCGACCGGGCAGAATCTCCGAGAACCCGTAGAGCGAAACATAGCTTCGTTCGCCGTCGTATTCGCTGTTCAGAATGCCGACCAGCAGATGATAATACCCTGCGACATCGGTCATCTTGATCGCCCTGTCAGATAGGAGAAAATCGCCCTTTACGGTGGTGTCCGTGCGGCTGACTTTGGCATAGAGATAATATTTCTTTGCTCCGTTGTCGAGGTACGGCGAAAGGTATTCGTTCATCTCCCAAACCTTGTACTCCGAATCGGCATGAGAGGACGAGATCGTGCCGATGCCGAGCGTCATGTGCTGGATGAATCCGTGCGGGATATGCAACTGCTTCGCCGTGTTGTCGTAGGTGATACCGTCGCCTACCGCTGTGAGGTCGGTCTTGCTGGCGACGAACCGGAATTGCAGGCTCTCATCCCCGACGAGCATCATCATCGTCTGCACGGTCAGCGGATTGATAGAGTTCGTGAAGTTGTCGAGCATCGAATCTTCCAACATCGCCATCGTTTCCCTGACATCGCGGAACCGACGCTTGGTATAGCTTACGGCGTTGCGGATGCTGTTATCTGTCGCCACCTCGTTTTGGCCGATCTCCCGAAGCTGTGAAGATACGCTCTTGCCCGAAACCGAGTTTGAGATTTCGAGGACGGGAGCATACGGCGAGGTGAGAAATTCCTTGATACCCGTGATGCGGATCGGAATGCCGTCGGGGGCGAACTGCTCATCGGTGAACAGAACATATCCGCCGACTTTCAGCCGCCCGCCGACACGGAGCCAATTCTTTTTCGCCCACAGCCCTTGCAGAGTGCCGGTAAAGGTGAATTTCTGATCTTCGTTCTCATAGAGTTTGCGGGCCGCTTCGCGGAACATATCCCATGATGCCCCAGTCTTATCCGTATTGTTACAGATATAGGAATCCGGCAGCATGATACCGAAAATGGCGTAGGTGTCGCCGACGGCGGGACTGAATGTTTCGTTCGGCATCGTAACCCCGTCGATTTCCTGCGGCACGAGTTCAAAGCGGCGTTCCGAGTGATTGTATTTGAACTCGAACTGCTTGTCGTCGCCCGCGAGCATCCCCTTTTGGAAGATGATCGTCGCCGTCTCGCCCTCGATGACATAATCGTTGAAATTCAGCTCTGCGGGGATGGAATTGTCGATGATGTCGTAGAAATTCTTTCCTGCGTCGATGCACTCGACCGCCGATACTGTTCCCACGCGCGAGGGGTATATCTCGGAGCAATCGAGGCTGTCCTCCTTGACTGCATCGGAAACTTTGTCGATGCGCTCGATGGAATATCCCTCTGCGTCGGATTGATAGATGCGGCCCTCATAAACGAGCGTCTGCGACTTCGGCAACAACAATTCCGCTGAGCCGTATTTTGAGCGGTCGATATTACGATCTCCGCCCTGAACATAGAGCCGTTTGATCGGCAATTCATCGCTCTGCGTGGTGCGCCCGACACCCGGCTCGAAGCCGTTACCCTTGCCGTATGCGAGCGGCAGGGGATCATCCTTGAAATACTCGACTTTATGCAATGAAATCGTATAGTCGTTGATTTCCCACTCGGTCTCGAATTTGTTTGCGACATCCTGCAATGCAGCATCGACGTAGGTGTGGTTGAACTCGACCGTCTGCTCCGCCGCATCGAGGCATTCGCCGACTTTCCAAACTCCGGCTCCGTCGCGCTGGTTGAGATTCCAAACGATAGCTTCGACGAGTTCGTGGGGCTTGGCGCACATCGACCATTTGAGGCGTTTATCGACGGGATTACGCATCTTATACAGGCTCATGTTGTCCTCCAATGTTCCGAGGGTAAGAGTGTATTCGATATTGCGGGTTCCGTTCTTCTTGATGTTTTCCGGCGATCCGAGTTTGTATTTCACGCCTTGATACTCGCACCATGCCCCGACGGGAATTTCGACAAATTCCGATAGGGAGAATTTCAGGACGAGTTGCGGCTTGGACATGAGGGAGCGATAGCGGTAGCTGCTATCGCTCTCCTGTACGTCCAATGTCGTGTTGTTGAAATGCAGGGTCAGCATGATCTGATTTTATTCGATGTTCAGCTCGGCGCAGTCTGCGTCGATTTGGGCTTTCAACGCGGCTCTCGCTGCGAGAAAGTCCTTGTACGAGGCGATCTTCGCCTTTGCCTCGTCGCTCGACTTGGAGCCGCCATATACGCCGAGATTGGCGGCGTTGTACTCGTTGATGAGCTTCTGCTCGTAGTTGGCATCCCACATTGCACGGATGACGGCCTCCGTGATCTTGTTGCTCGATACGGAAGCCCATACGATTACCTCATAGCAGGAATACTGCGTGCGCGAACTTTCGGCGGCGGGCTGATCTTCGCCCTCTGCCATGATCTGCTGCGGTGCGGCCTCTTCCTGAATATCCCAACGGTAGATGTAGCTTCCGTTGCCTACGGCCTCGAATTTAGACGGCCTTGCATCGTAATACGAACGTGTCATAGAATTGCGATTTAATGATGGTTTTTAACAAATGTTTTGAATTGGAGACTTTCGCCCATCCGTACCAACTGCATAGCTTCTGTTTGTAGTCTCTCGCGCTGATATTGAGTTTCTTATTCAGACGCGCGGCCATGCGGCAGAAATTCTGCTTGATGGATTTGCGCATGAGCGTTTGGTTGTGGTAGAATACGAATCCGACGAAATCGAGGCCGCGCCCGTGCTTGTCCGCCCGGTTCTCGGCAATCGGAAATATCTGCTCATTGCCTTTCAGTGTCAATTTCAAGGCCGCGAGATACTTCTTGATGTCGGCCAGCAGGATGTGCAGCTCCTCTTTCGTGGAGGCGAGAAATACCATGTCGTCGGCATATCTGAAATAGTTCCGCACCCGCTTCTCCTCCTTGATCCAATGATCGAAGTAGGCGAGCATCAGGTTTGCGAAGTATTGGCTCAAATAGTTGCCGATAGGCACGCCGTCGGTGCTGTCGATGATCGTATCGAGCAGGGCGAGCGTATCCTTGCATTTGATTTTGCGGCGGATGATGGTTTTCAATACGTCGTGGTCTATCGACGGGTAGAACTTCCGGATGTCGATTTTGAGGCAATATCGGGCGTTTTCCCGGTCTTTGATAGCCCTCTTGACATTCCGCATCGCTCCATGAATGCCGCGCCCCTTGATGCAGCTATACGTGTCTTTCGTGAAGACCGAAACCCATATCGGTTCGAGGATATTCATGATCGCATGATGCAGAATGCGGTCGGGGTAATACGGCAATCGAAATATGATCCTCTCTTTCGGCTCATAGATCGTGAACGTGCTGTATTCGGAGTTTTTGAATGTACGATTTTTCAGCGTTTCATGCAGGGCAAGGATATTCGCTTCACGGTTCTTGTCGTGAAGTAAGACGCCATACGAGCGGAGTTTCCCGCGCCTTGCCTTTTCATCGGCGAGGCGGAGGTTATCCAGCGATATGATCTTTTCGTATAAGTTTCCTATGCGCTTCATTTCGACGCTTTGCTTTTCATATTCGGGGCGTTCGGCAGTTCGGGAGGCCCGAAACCGCCTACTAACTCCTTTTTGAGGTGATATTTTTTGCCGAGAGGCAGGGTCGTTGCTCTCAAAATTTATGTTTTTACCTTTCTGAAAATCATTGGCGAGACCTGACATTCGCATTCGTATTCGAGGGCGTGTTATTCGAATTCGCATACGCAAAACCGGCATTCGCGCTGTTATTCGCATTACCGCTGAACAGGACACCGCAAGAGCAACCAACCTTTATACATCCATTACTCCAAGTAGTACCGCGTTCCAGATGCCCGCATCGTTACCCGTCGCGGGAATTTGTCCATCTCCCGAATCTTGGCGAGGACATATTTGATTTCCCGCGAATTGGTGAAGAACTTGCGTGCGTCGCGGTCGGGGTCGTCCCGATTCATCTTGATCTTGACGAGCGTCCGATCTGATCCGAACTTCGTTTTCACTCCTTCGATGTAGTCGCAGACCCAAAAGGTGAGGTTAATCAACTTCTGCTGCGTTGTTTCGGGGCAGTTAAAATGCTTGTTGGTTTCGTCGGCGGGGATTTTCAGGAAATCCAGCGAACCGTCATCTTCCATCGGATTATGGTTATTCTCCATTGTCGTATCGTTTAATTATTGGCCGAGCGTGTTTTCTGTGGCGTTATCCGTTATGCGGGGATAAAGCAAAGGCGAGACCCGACATACGCATTCGCATTCGAGGGCGTGTTAAGCGAATTCGCATACGCAAAACCGGCATTCGCGCCGTCAGTCGCAGAACCGCCGAACAGGACACCGCGCAATGCTTCGGCCGTCGGGATGTTGGTATAGTGGTAGTCGCAGAAATAGGTCGAAGAACCGCCTCCTACGACGGAGGGCATGATCTCTCCTCCCTCGCCGAAAATCACCTCTTTGACATATCCCTCTGCGCGGGCCTCGTTGCCTACATGGGCGTAGCCGTCGTAACCGCTATCCGAGAATTTGGCCGGATCGGTGCAGACGAATACCTTGCTCAACCCGTCGCCGCCATTCTCCTCGGTCGGGCTGATCCGGATGTTGATGCCGTCCGTCCATTGCCAAACATGACCGAAAGGATTCTCGACACCCCGATAGCGCGGAACCATGACCGTGCATCGGGTCGATCCGTCCTCATTGATGACGGGGTATGCTACCTCGCCCGTGCCGTTTCCGAGTTCGTCGGTATGGCCGCACGGCACGAACGGATAATAGCCGTTGAATCCGCTCCAATCGGACATGTTTGTTACACCTGCTCCGAGGCCGCCCTGCGCATAACCGTTGCTGTCCTTTTCCGCATTGAATGCCGCCTGCGAGTTGAGCGTGGCATATTCGATGGCGAAGAGCCAATACAGTTCTTTTTGGATGTCGTAGGTCATGCAGTTCCATTCCGTCGAACCGGACTTGCGTTTGCGGGCGTAATTGCGGAAATTGGTACGGGAGATACCCGTCGCCGGGCGTCCGAGGAACGTGCGATAGGTTCCGTCATACGCCGTATTGTTGTTGCCGCCTCGGTAGTCGGCATCCATATTCACGACCGAGCAGAGGGTCGTCGTGCTGCGCTGTATGGTAGCCTGATACGCCGAAACGTATCTATTCCCTGGGACGAGACGATAGCCGGGGAGAGGGTACTCGCTGATGCGTACCCGCCGCTTCGTGCCGTCAGTCTCGAATTTGCGGTAGTGCATGGGAAGTTCGACCATGACCTGACCCCGCGAGCCGTCGCGCGTCTGTCCCGTCCAATTTGCCGGATTGAGATATTCCACGACCTCGCCGTCGTCGTTGAGCAGGCAGCCTTTCATCCGGTTGTGGATCGGCAGGCTCTTGTGCAGGGAGAGATTGCCGATACGGGTGCAGGCAGGCGAGGATACAGCGGTGTCGAACTCGATGCCGTAGCTGCATTCCTCCTCCATGTAAGGCAGGAGCGTTGCGAGCGCGGCCTTTTTGCTCTCGCCGTCCTCCAATACCTCGCAGATGAGATTGAACGGGTTAGTCCCCGATACGTCGGGCAAGTCGCTCAAACGCTTGCCGTTCTGAAAAGCCTCGATGATCTGTTCGAGGATAGCTTCTTGTGCTGCTGTCATAACTATTTGTTGTTTAAGAATTTGAAAACCGTTTTACCTTTCGTTGCGATGAACATCACCGACGATGCGGTATTCAGTCGCATTTTCTTCTGCTTACGGGATGCCGCCCATTGGCGCAACCGCCGCGATAGGGATATGAATACCGATGCGATCATACCTTTTCGACGTAAGTTCCAGCACCCCAATAGAGGTCGTGAGTGTTGAGAAAATCCGCATTCGGCGCAATCGCTTTTATCGCCATCGGCGACCAGTCGTTGAGAACTACCGGGGCGTCGGAAAACTCGTCGTCCTGATAGCATTTTACGCTCAATACGGCATCCACGCTGGAACTGCTGTATTTGGGCCTGATGTAGAGCGAGAACAGTGCGTCATTCGGCAGGCTGAACCCATTTGCGAGGCTTTCGATCTTGCCATGCGAGAGGATGCGCCCGCCGTTCATAAATTCGCTGATGTAACCTTGTCTTCCCATAGTTTGATGTTGTTTTAATTGAACCTGAAATTACCGTTTGCCGTGAGGCGGATCGACGAGAGCGTTACCAATCTGACCGTAGGCTCCGAAACTTTGATCTGAATCGTCTTGTAGAGGGCTACGTTACAGGTCGGGATGACATGGATGATGCTAATCCCGGCGGCGAGGATCGTGATACGCCCGTCGGGAGTTACCGATACGGCTTTGTCATCGCCGAGGAACAGCACATTCGGCTTAACACTTGCCGGAGCGAGCGTCGCGCGGATGAAATTCTCCGCCATATTGCCGACCAGCAGGCGCGAGGGGTATTCTACCGTCATCGCCGTAGGTACGAGGTTCAGCGGCTCCAATTCCGCAGCGGCGGCGATCACCTCCTCGCAATCCTCTTTCGCCTCAATCGCGGCGGCGGTGGCATTATTGGCATTCGTCGTCGCGGTATTGGCGGCGGTCGTAGCAGCCTGCGCCCTTTGCGCGGCATTATCGGCCGTCTGCGCTGCGGAGTTTGCCGCGCTGGTGGCATCGGTCGCATTTTTCGTCGCCGACTTCATCCCCTCGACGACCGACTGGATATATTCGAGCGACACCTTGACGCTCTTGTTGAATATATCGACGCCGATAGTCCACAGCCCTTTGAATGAGGTGCATTCGGGGAGTTCCGATATTTTCTTCTTTATCATATCCTTGTAGAGTTAAATTCTAAATACGATGAGGCCCTCTTCCGGCTCGGTTATCACGACATCCTTATCCTCGGTCGCCAATACGCAGTAATTACCGTCGGGCCGCGAATCGGGAAAGGTCAGGGTTACGGTGAACTCGCACCACACCCGCCCGTTGCGGCGAATATCGAATCGCGTTACCGTATTGCTCTTGTAGTAGCAATTATACTCCTCCAAAGCGTTGTCGTTGTATAATTTGCGTAATTCGGGTTTCAGCAGGGCGGTGAAAAGCGCATACCAGCGTTCCCAAAATTGAGCGATGCTATCGGCATAGATAAAGAGCTTCATCGCAACGTCTTTCGCCTTGTAGAAAACCGATTCTCCGTCATAGTCCACTCCGGGCCGATTGGTTACATCAATTTTCAGATTCTCGCGGACATTCGGGGCTTTCTGAATATTCCGATCCGTGCCGTCGAGGACATAGACCCCGAAGCGGGAAAAATCGACATCATCCATCTCGTAGCCGTTTTGCTTGAAGCCCGTCGGGGCTGTTGCATAGGGAGCTTGATTCAGCAGCGTATTGTACTCGTTCAGGCTCTCGATGTCCGTCTCATCGGTCGGATAGACGGGCGGAAAGTCATCGGCGAAATTCAGCGTGATTTTTCCGAGCTGGATTTTGGCGGACAATGCGGGATTGGTCAGAAGCCGCAGTTTGTAGGACTTGCCGAGTTCGGCGAAGTCGAAGATATGATATGCCCCATCGGAAAGCACCTCGAACAGATCGCTCGCGCTCAAAATATCGGTGATGCAAAACGGTATCGAGAATGTCTTGCTGTCGAGGATCGGATTAGAGAGATCTGTTTCCTCGCCGTCATATTCGGGCCATTCGGTGCTATTCAGTTTTTTGAATGACGGCATCTGTACGAGTGCCTTGTACCCGTACTGCTCTACGAAGATGCCGTATTCGCTGAACGCATCCAGTCCGTCTATGAACAGCTTGCCTACCATAGGATTTTCGCGTTGTCCTGAACGATGTAACTCACCTCGGAATCCTTATCCTTTTCGACCTTGACGACCGCATATCCCGATGCCGCGACGGAGGCTTTTGCTCCGCACATTAGGAATAGCCGATTTCCGGCGGTTTCGCGGTATTTCAGCTCGGCGGTGGTATCTCCTATCAAAAAGACTTTCCGAGCCTCCAAAAGCGAGATTTCGCCACTGTCGATATATACCCCGTATCGCTCCGGGTGGTACTTCTTGAATCGTCTGAATGTGGCGATGTTGGGGAAGTTGTAGGCCGTCATAAATTCGACCCCTCGCGGGGAGAACATCAGCCCGATCAACTCTTCCAATGTCTCGTCGCCTTTGAACATGTCGCAGGCTTCGAGTTTTGCGGCCATTTCATACTGCCCGCTATCGGCGCATTGGGCTTGGGCGGCATCTTTGGCCGCCCTCCATTCCCTCTGTATTCGTCTGATGAGTTCTTTCATTTAGCTGCGGAGTTTTAATCCTTTCCGGTCAATATCATCAACCGTGTTTTTGATGTCCTTGATATTCTTATCGACCCTATCGAGCTTGTCGTTGGCCTCGGAGGTATTCTTCTCAATGCCCGTCAGTTTGTCGAGGACGGCATTGCTCGTGCGATTCAGGTCATTCATGCCTTGTACGAGGGTATAGGTATGCCCCTGAATGGTCGTCAGGCGGGCGTTGTTCTCATCGACGCTATCCTGCGACGCGGTGGCGATCCCCTTGCTCATTCCCTCGCGCTCGGCATCTCCCGTGAAATAATTTTTAAGGCTATCGGACAGACCTTGATAGATCGCGTTGAACTCTTCTCCGACCTGATTGAGTTCTCCGGCAAATCCATTCATCGAACCGATCACGGCGTCGATGCCTTTGAACGAGCCGTCATTGCCGAACCATTCTTTTTTGTATCTGTCGAAAATGCCTCCGATACGCTCTTCCAAATACTTCTGTACGAGCATTCTTTGCAGAACATCGGCGACAATATCATTGACCTTTTTGCGCCATGCCTCCATCGCATCCTCTCCCTGCTTGGCCGCTTCGAAGAAAGCATCTCCGAGTTCCGAGGCAAGGTCGGCGGCGGTATAGCCGATGATGTCTTCCAGCATCTCGTTGATGATGGATGCCATCTCTTGGGCGATCTCCTGAATCTGTCGCTGCCACTCCTCGATCTTGCCGTGATCGGTCTTTTTCTTGCTTTGCTCCTCATTGATCTGTTTCTGAATGAGTATCTGCTGCTCTGCAAGGTTTTCGAGCTGCTTGCGGCTTTCGTCGTATCTCTTCCCTCCGAGGGCTTTATCGGCGGTATAGGCTACCTTTGCATACGCATCGGCAATCTTCTCGATGGATTTCTCATATACCTCGCTATCGTAGCGCATCCGGGCGATCATCCGTGTCCATGAGTTGCCGTACTGCTGTGATGTGAGATGCAGACGCAATACCTCCTGCGTGGTTTCGGCGTAGATGTCCCTCAATTTCTGCACGGCATCCCCGACATTATTCTGCAAGCGGACGGTATCGGCATTGTCGAGTTCCCATTGCAGTTGGTCGATGCGGCGTTGCAGGTTCTCGATTTCTTTCTGCTTGGAATCGTCATCGTTGAAGAGGTTGGCGATGGCCGTAGCGACCTGCAAAGCCGCCGAAATAACGGCGAGGATAACCGATGCTTTCTCGATGGTTGATATAGAGGCGGCTCCGGCTGCTGCTGCGGCCGTTGCACCCTGTGCCGTTGCATCAACGGTAGCTTCTACGCCCTCGGCGACGCCTTTGCCGACATCTCCGATGGCATCCATGACAGTCGATGCGGCATCCAATACCGCGTCAATAGTATCGAGGGCCTTGCCGATACCATTTGCGACATCATCGGAGAATATCGCCGCGAGGTTCTGCGCTTGGCCGCCGATCCCGGAAATCACGCCTCCGACAGCCCGCAGTTGCGTTGCGAAATTCTTGTAGGAAACGGTGATATTATTACGTGCGGATAATGCCCGCTGTTCAGCCTGCGAGTTGCGCTCCGTCGCTTCGGCAACGCGGAATTTCGCCAATTTCAGGTTTTCTTCGGCTTCGCGGTACTTATCGCTGTCCTCCGTGAGAGTACCCAAATCAATCTGCTCGCGGAGGGCCTGCTCGACGGCGAGAGCTTCGTTGTATTCCCGCTGCGCGGTCGTGATCCCATCCTGCGCGTCGTGCCATGCCTGCAATGCGGCGACGAACTCCGTTTTGGCGTTGCCTATGTCCTTGATCGACTTGTGCAGGGCGACAAAGGGGTTTCGAGAGGCGATTTCCTCCTCCATCTTGGTAATCGCTTCTTGATAGTCCTTGATCTCGGTTGCGCCCATCGAATCCTTGTTCGAGGCGAAATAAGCCTTGATCTTGTCGAGGTTGTATTGCAAGGTCGATAACGACTGTTTTCCGAGGTCGCCGAATACGCTCTCCCAGTTGATCGACTTTTTGAAATCCGCAGATTCCAATGCGGCAAACTCGGCGTTCATCTGCTTAATCGCGTTGTGCAGGTATTCGGTCGGCATAGTGGATAGTTTCTTCGCCCACTCCCGATTGAGTTTCTCGATCCTCTGCTCGACCGTGCCGTATTCGTCAATCAGCGCGTCGGTGTATTTCCTGCGGATTTCGGCCTTTTCCCGCTCTCCCTGCTCTGTGATGGCCGTTAATACGCGATTGAACTCCTCGGCGATTTTAGGGTCTTGGAGTAACTCCTTGACGTAATCGTCGATAGTCATCTTGCCGCGCTTGGAATTGGCCCATTTGACCTCCGTCGCGCCTTTCTGCGACATGTAATATTGCTTCTCGGCATCCTGCC